CCGGCGACATACCCCCCCGGGCACCCGGGTCGGGCGGGGAACGCCCCGGACCCCGCCGATTCGCCCATGATTGACCCGTGACCGTCGATATCCGCACCGACTTCGACCGGCCGTGGCTGGGCGACCTGCTGGACCTGCCGGACACGGCGAGTTGGCCGCGGCTGCTCACCCCACCGCACCCGCTGGCGGTCGGGTCCTACGGGCGGGACGTCGAGGCGTACACCCGCCGCCGCCTCGGGGTGACGATGCGATGGTGGCAGCGCCTGGCGACGCGGATGCAGTACCAGCACGACGCGGAGGGCCGCCTGCTGGTGCGGGAGGTGCTGGAGTCCACACCGCGGCGCGCCGGGAAGTCCGTCCGCCTGCGGGCCACGGCGATGCACCGTGTCGAGTGGGCCGCGCACCTGGGGGAGGAGCAGCTGGCGCTGCACACGGGCAAGGACCTGCCGATCTGCAAGGAGATCCACCGCCGCATGTGGCCGTGGGCGTTGCGCCCCGAGCAGAAGGAGGCGGGGTGGTCTGTGCGGCGCACGAACGGGCAGGAGGAGTTGCAGGCCCCGGACGGGTCGCGGTGGATGGTGCGGGGCCGGGACTCCGTCTACGGCTACGACGTGTGCCTGGGGATGGTCGACGAGGCGTGGGGCGTGGAACCCGGTGTCGTGGACGACGGCTTGGAGCCGGCGACGTTGGAACGGATCCAGCCGCAACTGCTGCTCACGTCGACGGCGCACCGGCGGACGACGTCGCTGATGCCGGTGCGGATGGCCGCGGCCCGCCTGGGTGACGGCGCGGACACAGGCGGCGGGTCGCTGCTGATGCTGTGGGGCGCCCCCCCGGACGCGGACCTTCGGGACAGGCGGATGTGGCGGGCCGCGTCCCCGCATTGGACACCGGAGCGGGAGCGGATGATCGAGGACAAGCTGCGCCGCGCGGTCGCCGGTGAGCAGATCGACCCCGACGAGCCGGACCCGTTGGCGGCGTTCCGCGCCCAGTACCTGAACGTCTGGCCGGAGCCCGATGAGCAGTCCGGGGAGTCCGCGGTGGATGTGAACACGTGGCTGCGGGCGGTCCGACCGGGTGGGGTGATCCCTGCGGGTGCGGCGATGTTCGGCGGGGTGGACGTGGCCCCGGATGGGCGGGACGTGTTCCTGATCGCGGCGGCGGTGGACGATGCGGGGCGGCCGGTGGTGCAGGTGGCCCGGCATCTGCCATCCGGTGGGCAGCGGCAGGTCGCGGATCTGCTGATCGAGTGGCATCGGGCCCGCCCGAACCTGGTGCGGGTCGGGTTCGACCCGTTCACGTCGGCGACGGCTGCGCAGTGGGCTGCGGAGGGCGGGGTTCCGATGGACCCGGTGCAGGGCATGGGTTGGGGGCGGGCGTGGCGGGACCTGGCGGATCGGACGGCGGCGGGGATCAGCCACCCGCACAGCGTGGGGGAGCCCGGGTTCGACGTGCTGTTGCGGCATATGGCGTCGGCGCGGACCCGGGAGTCCGGGGAGCATGTGAGCTTGTCGCGGGCCCGGTCGGTGGGGCCGATCAGTGGGGTGGTGGCGTTGATGATCGCGGTGTACGAGTTGACGGCGGCCCCTGCCCCGCCGGAGGCGTTCCGCATTCTGTGAGCGGGGCAACTCCCGTTCGGTTGCCCCCGGGGGTATGGTGGCCGTCGTGACGGTGGCGCAGATGCTCGCTGCCGCGGACCCGTCCGCCGGGTGGCCGGCGTACTCGGGGCACGCGGCCCGCGGTATCCCCGCGGTCGGGCGGGCGTTGGGGATCTACCGGGGGCAGATCGGCCGGATGCCGATGGACTGCTACCGGGGGGTGACGGTCCTCCCACGGCCGCCGCTGCTCGAGCAGCCCGACCCGGAGCCGACGCACTCCCGCGGTTGGTTCGTCGCCCAGCACGTCGACGACCTGCTCCTCAACGGCAACGCCGTGCACTACATCACGTCCCGCTACGCCGATGGGCTGCCCGCGCACGCGGTATGGCTGCCGGCGTCCCGGGTCGACCTCGTCCAGGACACCGCCCGCCCCATGGAACGACCCCGGTACCTGTTCGACGGCGTCGAGCTGCCCCGCCAGCGGGACGTCGTCCACGTGCAGCTCGGCGCGGATCGGGCGTTCCCCTGGCGTGGGGTGGGCCTGCTCGAGCAGCACCTGCGATCACTGTCGCGGGTGTACAACGAGGAGGCGTACGAGGCGAAGTCGCTGTCCTCGTCGGGGGTGCCGTCCGTGGCGGTGATCGCCCCTAACCCGCGGATCTCCGACGACGAGGTCAAGCAGGCCCGCGCCCAGTGGGACGAGCTGTACGGCGGGCCGGGGAGGGTGCCGGGGATCTTCCCCGCCGGGACGGAGATCAAGCCGCTGGCCTGGTCACCCACCGATGCGCAGCTGCAGGAGGCCCGGGCCGCGTCCATCACCGACGTGGCCAACATCTTCAACCTGGACGGCTACTGGCTGGGGTCGTCGGCGTCGTCGCACACGTACCGATCACCGGGGCCGATGTTCACGACGCTGCTGCGCGTGTCACTGGAACCGATCCTGGACCTCATCGAGTCGGTATGGTCGGCGGTGTGGCTGCCCCGCGGCCAGGTCCTGCGGTTCGTGCGGAAGGTCGTCGAGCAGGACACGATGGGCGACACCGTGAAGTGGGTCGCACAGGCGGTGTCCACGGTCGGCCCGGACGGCACCCCACTCATGTCGATCGAGGAGGGGCGGGCCGCTCTGGGGCTGCTGCTGACCGCGAACACGTTGGGGGCGTCGGCCGCCGCCCCAGCACTGCCCACAGGAGGAACCCCATGACCCGCACGACCATCCCGCAGCGGCAGTGGTACGAACTGGCAGCCGTCGACGTCCCCTCCGACCTGAGTCGGCTGCGGATCCGCGCCGTGCCCTACGGCGTGTGGACGAACCGCGGCTGGGGCTCGTTCCTGAGGATCTCCGCGGGCGCCCCGGACAAGAGCATCCGGGAGGCTGCGAAGGGCCTGCCCCTGCTGCTGTTCCACGACCACGACAGCCTGCCCATCGGGAAGTCCGTCGCCTGGACGCTGGACGACCCGACCGCGCTGATCGGCGAGTGGCAGATCGACCTGGACGACCCGGTAGCGGTGGAAGCCGCGCGGAAGGCCCGCGACGGCTACCTGACCGGCGCCTCGATCGGGTTCCAACCGATCCGCAGCACCCGGGTCTTCAACGACTCCGACGACTGGGACGACGCGGTTTCCCGCGCGGAGGGTTTGGAGCAGGTCACCCACCACGAGCTGCGGCTCATGGAGGTGTCGCTGACCCCAACCCCGCAGTACGCCGACGCCGGTGTGCTGTCGCTGTCCGCGGCACCGGTGGACATCCCCGACCGGGACACGATCCGCCGCCCCGTGATGGACCCCGCCACCCGGCTGGCTATCGACGCGTTCCGTCGCACGGTCACCCGGTGAGCGCCCCGATCCTGAGGTACTTCGCCTACGACCACCTCACCAGCCAGGGGCTGCGCGCCATCTCCGAGCAGCTCGCGCGGCTCGCTCTGGCGATGGACGCCGCGCTCGCAGACGGGCCGGAGAAGTCCGCCGGGCTACGCAAGCTGCTCGAGGCCAAGGACTGCTGCGTCCGCGCAGCCCTCGACACACCCCCGGATGATGCCCCCCGGGGTGTCACCCTCGGTGGTAGCCTGCTGACAGGTTGAACGCCGGACCTCGCTGGCCACCCGCGCCGGACCCCCACGGGGGCACCACCCGGGCAGGCCCGGGCACCACCTTCAACCACCCGCACGCATCCCTTGCTGCCGGTGGACGAAAGGTAGGTACCGGCCCATGAACATCATCGAACGCATCCAGGCGCTGCGTGAGCAGCAGTCCCGCTTCACCCAGCTCGGGCAGGACCTGTGCGACGCCGCGGAGGCCGCCGGCCGGTCGCTGTCCGACGCCGAACTCGCCATGCTCTCCTCGTACCGGCAGACCGTGGAGCAGCTCGGCGCGCAGATCGCCGAACTGCTGCCGATGGCCGAGGCCATGGCCGCGCACACCGACGCCATCGCCAGCCTCGGCGGACGCCCCGCCGGCGCCCCGGCCAGCGCCCCCGCCGGCCTGCGCGCGGCCGAGCCCGTGCCGTGGCGGACCGCCGGCGAGTTCCTGCGCGACGTGGTCCTGTCGTTCCCGAACGCCGGCAACGGCGGCCAGCCCGACACCCTCGCCGCGGAGCGGGTCGCCGCCTACCAGCGGCACCGGGAGACCCTGGCATCCCAGACCACCAGCGACACCACGGGCCTGCTCCCCGAGACCATCGCCGGCCAGGTCATGACCGACGTCGACGGCGCCCGGCCGTTCGTCTCCAGCATCGGCGCCAAGCCGCTGGGCAACATCAGCGGGAAGACGTTCTCCCGCCCCGTGGTCACCACGCACGTCGCCGCCGGCGCTCAGCCCACCGAGCTCGGCCCGCTCCCGTCGAACAAGCTGGTCATCGACCCGGTGGACTTCATCAAGTCGACCGCGGGCAACAGCCTGCTCGTGTCCCGGCAGGACATCGACTGGACCGACCCGGCCGCCTGGCAGATCATCATCAACGACATGGCCGCGATGTACGCCGAGTACACCGACGACGTCGCCTCCACCGCCCTGGGCACGGCGGTGACCCAGACCACCGCGGCCGCGACGGACGACCTCGACGGCTACGTGGCCGCCCTGTACCAGGCCGCGTACATCGCGCTGACGAAGAACGGCACCGCGAAGGCCCGCTCCCTGCGGATCCCTAACGTCGTCTGGACCTCCGCCGATATGTGGGCAACCATCGGGGCCGCGATCGACAAGGCCCGCATCCAGGCCCGCCCCGAGGTCACCGGACTCGGATCCGGCGGCGTCGGCACCATCAACGGCTCGATTCTGGACCTGCCCCGCATCATGGTCCCCGGGCTGAACACCGGCACCGCCATCGTCGGGCGCACGAACTGGACCGAGTTCTACGAGCAGCGCATCGGCCTGCTGCAGGCCGTTCAGCCGTCCGTCCTCGGCATCGAGATCGCGGTCCCCGGGTACATCGCCTACGGAACGCTGGACGCGACCTGCTTCTGCAAGGTCACCGCGCCGGCGGGCCCCTGAGGGCAACCCCGGACGAGGCACCCCCCGCCACCGTGACCGGTGACGGGGGGGCCGGGGCCCAGAACCCGCCACGGCACCGCAGCAGGAAGGGGCCACGGTGATCCCCGCGCTCCCACCGACACCCGCCGAGGTCCGCGAACGCCTCAGCGTGTCGACCACCGCAGTCCCCGACGACGAGCTGACCGACATCGTCAACGGGGAGACGTCGGCGCAGCAGGCCGCGTGCACGGTCGTGCCCTACGTCGCGGACCTGCGCTTGGCACTGTTCCGCCGCTGCGCCCGCACCCTCGCCGCCAAAGGTGTCCCCCTGGGGATCCTCGCCGACGAGTTCGGGCAAACCCCGCTGCGGGCCGTGGACTCCGAGATCGCCCGCCTCGAGGCCCGTACGCCCGGTTCAACCTCGGCGGCACCCGGGAACCGTTGACCTCACCGGCGGTCCAGCGGGACGGGGGCTGGATATGACCGTCCGCGCCCAGGTCGCCGCCGCGATCACAGACGCCGCGATCCCCGGGCTCAGCGGATCCGAATGGGCACCCGCCACACGCAGCCCCGGGATCGTGTGGGCGCAGTGGGCCGGGTCGGACACCCGCCAATACGCGTCGGGCCGCGCCACCCCCGAGAGCAACGAGTGGGACGTGCTCTGCACCCTGCCCGCCGACCACCCCTCCACCACGGGCAGGGTGCAGGGCACG